CACCAAGTAATACTAATTTCGTTAAAATGTTATACATGAGGATGAACGAACCCGTTCCGAGTCGGCTTACTTGCGTCCTATGATGAAAGCATCGCAGTTACCTTCGACTTTCGTACGAAGATAATCAATAAGGTACTCGTGTGCGTCAGAGTTAAGATTCTTATCGCTAAGTATCTCAATCCTGTTGCGGTTCCACTCCGCACATGACATTTCCCAGTGAGAAGCATTATGTTCAGAGAGAAGTGTTGCGAGTAGTGCTACTTCAATCATTTGGATGAACGTTGTGTTAATATTAACACATTCCTACTATATATGCAACCACTTCTGTATTTTTTGTTACATTTTTATAAAATCTTTAGGATCCAAAAAATTGGCGGGATTTTTTTTGCCCTATTTTTGGAATAAAAAGTTGAATTTAGTTTAGACTCTTTCTTTTTTTCTTACCATTGTTCTGTGGTGAAGAGTAACCCCATAGCTTTGGACTAATAGTTCCCTTACCATAGTCAATCGTTTTCAATCCTTGTTTGAATTTATCATAGTACATATCAAACAACTTGAGTGTTGAACCTCGTGCTAGGTCATAGCATGTTGCATTATCGACTTGATATTTTACGATACACGCATCAGTTGGAAATTCACGAGAAGTAACTTGTTCAAAGGTTCCGTTTGAAATTAATATCTCACACGAATATTTTTCTTTTGAGTGTTCTTTCTCATCCTTTGTCCAGAAATCTACACGCTTTGTTTTCTTTTCTGTCATGTTCAAGAGCGATTCCCCCATACAATATCAGGATATGCTTTACTCACAATATCTTTTGTGATTTTATATTTCTCACCAAGTCTTTTATCTTTTACAAGAGTCAGAATTTCTGCTTCAAGTGGATGTAATCCTTCAAGCACGTTGATGAACATAGTTTCACGACGAATGTTTTTCATCGAATCATTACCACCTTTGATGAAGTGATAGAAATGTTTATACTCTCTTCTGATTGTAGTGTGTCCTTGCTGATCACTTGATCCTAAAGAAAAATTACCTTGCTCATGCATTTTTCGGACTTCATGATCAATCTTTGTGGTTAATGTACCACTATAGGTATTCTGTTCGTCATACCCAGTATAAGGCACTTCGCCATCTGGTAAAACTGATATTACTGTTTCATCAAAGTTCCAAATACAGAGTGCTTTCAATGAAATATGCTCATATTTTTTTAGAACTTCAACCTTCTTTGCTGCTGATCTTTGTCTTGATGCAAGATCAAATACCTCAAATGCAAAAGGATTATTTGGAAGATTTAACGTAGCGACCTTAACTGTTTTTGGTTTAGTCTTCTTCGTCGGGGTTTTCGTTGCTGTCATAATTTTCAAATCTAAATGCGACAATTTCGTCAGGTACGAGGTTTCCATTTACATCAAACATTTCTGGATGTGGTCTTGGTACTTCCCGATAATTCATCATATATTCTCTTGATACCCATCCAATTACAAGTCCGATGAGTAAAAATAAGAGAGACACAGGGAGAATCATGTATAAGATGATGTCTGTAGTCATTGGGAAACCTCCTCGATTATTTTATTTTCTTTGATCTTATTGAGAATTCAAAGTGAATGGTATACTCTCGTTTAAACAAGCGAACCACTCTATTTAAGATGATGTTAATTGATTTTTTTGGTTTTCGTTTCCCTCCTCTTAAAATTAACTCAAATCCACGATCAATATGATTTGATTTATTTATATCAAGATCGGATGACTTGATGCTCTTTAAGGAATTTGATTGTTTCAACTGACCCTCCTATTTTTTGAGATCCACACACGACTTGTGGAAATGTTGATCCCTTACCAAACTTATCATAAAATTCGGTGCGAGTAAAGTCTTTATCTAAAGTATACTCTATGAAATCACTACTTGTCAACTCCATGACCTGTTTGACCTTGTAGCAATATGGGCAGTTGGTTTTTGAATAAATTTTAAATTTCATAATAGCATTATAACATGGTTTTTTTATTTATCAAACTTGAAGGCAAGTCTAGGATGTATAGTAAAATCCTGAACCCCAAAGTTTAGAACTACTAACGTTTATATCAAGCATTGAAGAGGAAGAATATGTCATAGCATCAGTATAATAGTAAAGTTGTCCTCGATTAGTGTTACCAATATATTTTATTGTGGTAGGCATTTCACCATCCCAATTTTCTCCATAAAAATTACCACTAACTTGCTCTTGAGAGTTAGTATTATTGTGAGGAAATCCATTAATACCAAATGCCTGATTACGGTTTCCAGTTATATTTGATACTTGCAATTTAAAATGCCAATAGACAACATTACCAATTTGTGTATATCTTCCACTTTGATGAGAGTACGTGACTGGAATATTACTTGACAGTGGATAGATGTAAGGAGTCCATGTGCCTTCTTCATAAACGTCAAATAACTCACTTGTCATTCCAGAAGCTTGACCAAGAGCAGAGAAGTCAATACCATGTCCAGATGCTACTACTAAATTACCATCGGTAATTGAAAGATCACCAGATGAAGCCAAACGCATTTGAACAGTTGATCCATCATTTCCAGATAATTCTATACCATTACCAGATCTAATAACTAGTCCACCAGCCGTTGATCCATTTGCAAAATTATTTGCAGTTTGAATCGCAGCAACGTAGTTAGTAGATCCATTTGATTGAATTTGTAACCCACCAGAAGAACTTCCCGAATGAGTATGAATCAACTGACCAGGACTAGCAGTTCCCACTCCAAATTTATTTGAATTAAATCTTGCAATTTCATCATTATTTGTTCCTTTATAAAAAATTGTAGAACCACCAGAAAAAGCCAAGTGTTTATGTAATAAATTATCCCCTCCCCACACACTTTCAAAATCAACTGTATGACCAGAATTTGTTGCAGTTATTCTAAATTCTGGAACTACTCCACCACTAAAGCCAGGAAATGGATTACCCATTTCAATAATACAACTTGTGGCATTACCTTGTATATCAAGATTACCTGCACCAACTGTACTACTTTTACTTGATTGTCCAATTGCAACAACACCATCGTTGTAGATACGAAATCTCTCTATACCAGCAGTATCAAGTGTAATTACATCATTATAAAAACTTAATTTAGTATCTGTATCTCCAGTATGAACGATATTTTGTGCGACATTTAAATTACCACTTACAGATACATTACTGTTAAAATTTGAGACACCAGAAAATGTTGCAGTACCTGTAAAATCTGAAGTTCCAGCAACACTAAAGTTTGTACTATTCAATAACTGTAAACTATCACTTCTCCATCTACCAGTAATTACTTGTGAACCATTTTTAATATGTGCGAACTCAAGAATACCATCCTCTGCACCGTTCGTTACATCTAATATCTTACCAGTAATCTTTGCATAATTTCTCTGTACACCTGTAGAACTTCTTCCAGCAAACTTAATCTGTCCAAGATAATCTGCGTTAGCTGGTGATGCACTATTTCTATTCAACATGAATTCAGGACCAGCAGCACTACTAGTATCAGAGCTATCTCCAAGAGTTAAATTACCAACAAAACTAGATCCATTTCTGCCTATTGATAGTATGGTTACAAGATTACTAGCACCACCTAAAGAACTTCTAAAGTGTAATTGATTAGATGCTCCTGTCCGTGCATCAAAATATTTGGCAGAGTCAGATGAACCTATCATATTAAATTCACCACCGATTGTAAGATCATCAGTTACATCTATATCATTTGTAACATTAAGATTATTTGCAGTGACAATTCCTGTGAATACTGCTGCACCTGAATTATAAATTGTCGCACCTGCACCAATAGGTGTGTCTGCACCTAAAACATTTATACCTGCTATCTCTATTCCAACATTATGAAGATTACTTGATCCTGTTTTAAAATTCGTTCCAGTCGTAACACCTGCAATTATATTTGCTGCTGTTCCATCAGCCTTGAATAAATTAATCGCAGCAGTCGAATTCAGAGCAGTGATGCTCGATATACCTGATATACTGTTGGGATTAATAATTGTCATTTAGTTTATCTCCGTCCTAATATTTAGACCACCACATAGTGTCCGTCCACAGTCAAACTTCCATTGACTACAACAGGACCTGCCATCAGTCCGTTAAAGTTTGTACCTATGTAATGATTACCATTTAGTTCATTATCATAGATTATCATACCATTGCTGACATACATGCCTTGGAATGAATTACCAACACCAGTGATACTTGCAGGTATATCATTTGTATTAACACCTACATTACTTGTTGTATGAATACCTGAAGTTGAAGTTGAGAATCCTGTATCTGCACCACCACCAGAGATGGAAACGTCAACAGTGTTACCACTTAAAATGATACTGTTACCTGTACCAACAAAGTTCAGTGTTCTGACTGTACCGATTGCTGTACCAGCT